CACTAATGTCCCTGAGGCGTCTTTGTCCAGACTTTTGCACACACGAGTGGCTGTTAAACCAAAATTCAGAAAACCAGGTTCAGTGGCTTTAGACCAATCTCATCCGGAGCTCAAGAATACTGATCTCACGAAGGATGTTTGGTTATTGTCCATTGATCAAAGTGTGTTGGTCCCCATAGCTCCTTGTCAACAAAAGCATGAGTTTCATCCTTACAAGGTTGTTATTGACGGCGAGTTGATAGTATGTAAGGATTTGGATTTGTATACATATCTTCGAGTTTTGGTGGATTATGCCCAGAAACATAAGGCGGATCAATATTCGGTGATCAAACGATCTGCCGAGTTTGACAAGGCGGAGAGCTGTCACAAATGTTCATTGGTTAAGGGAATTTGCAGGTGTGTAGAACCTGACTTCCATAAACCGATGAGTATTGTTACGCGTGTTCCACACGGTCCTAAACCTGCATCTCCAATCACGGTGATGGACGTGGATGAAACTGATACCAAATCAGTAGAATCCTCTAAGGGACCTTGTGATTCTGACATCGAGGAGTTTTTGGAGCATCAGTTGAGACAAGCTGATAGCCTTGAAGATATTAAGAAGTTAGAACCTCACTCAGTGGAATTGGCAAGTGATTTCGTATCTAATGTTTTAACTGAGTCTGTGAAAAAGACTTTTGCCAATATTTGGACACCATTTGGAACCTTCACCAGTTTGCTTGGTTTTAGTCCAGTTAGGAAGATGACGACTAAATACTTGTCAGACGAATTGTCCCAAGCTATATCTAGCAATGTCACACCAGCTTTGATAGCCTTTACACCAACCTGTATATATAACACAGAGGCTTTCAAGTATTGCGTGTACAGGTGGCAGGCTAATGCAGCATTGTATGATGTTAAGCCTTGGTTTAAGAGAGTGGCAATGGCTACTGCGACAGCTATGGTGATCTCTGGGATTAAGGATAGGAAGGACTGGTGTGGAATGTCGTTTTTCATTGGTTATGTTACCACCCTTGGTCTATATGGCCATTATTGGGCACGCTGTGAAGCTTACCAACGTGAGTATACGCAGCGTCGAGATGCCATCCAGGTTGATATTGAAGACAGGAGAAATGGTAGTAAGTACAAACAAGGTGCGTTAGCAGTAGCGGGTATTATCGTAGGATTGCGTCTTGCGAAGATGTGGTTTGAAACGAAAGAGCCTAATTCGGCTACCGTGACTGAAGAGAAAGTAGAAGATCCCGGTTGGTTTGGTTTTCTCAAGAAATCTTCCATAGTAGTTGGGAAACAGGACTATTCTAAACACGCAAGCACTTCTCAGTTGGTGCAAAAGATCCAGAAGAATGTAGGTATGGCAACTATCACTCGTCCAGATGGTTCGACATCGAAGACTAATGTGGTCATTCCCCAAAAAGGAGTTTTGTGGATGCCTGCACATTGCTTCCATACGGCTGGTGATATGACAACCCCTCGACATTCACGCATGCGCATCAGTGTATCTAAAGGGTCTACCCCTGGTACACTTTTTGAGCAAGCAATCGATGAAAGGTGTTGCGTTTTTACTGATTTGGACTTAGTTGTTGTGAATATAGCGAAGTGTCCAGATGTGCCAACACTGAGTAAATGGTTACCTACAACGTACCCCGAGGGTAATGCTCTTGCTAAGATGATTGTGAGACAAACTGAGGGAATGTGTGAGGATAGTGTCAATGTCAAGTTTGGTATGGAAGGCCATGTTTTTAAACAATTTCGTGGTGGTTCCTACAAATCGGATTTATCAGTTGTTGGAGCATGTATGGCACCTGTTATTCAAGATGGGAAAGCTCCAGTTATTTTCGGATTCCATATTGCTGGAGATTCGTCAATGAAAGGAGCTATGCAAACTGTTTTACTATCAGATCATGAAGAATGGTTGAGAGAATTACAAGAGATTCCAGGAAATTTTGTTGGTGCTGAAGCTGGAATGATACCTCATGCTATTATGGGAAAAACTCTTATATCTGGGCCTGTTCATCCACATGCAGAGGCTTCACGATTGTCACCCAGGCTGCTGTTGAGGTTTTGGGTTCCACCCCTTTGCGAGCTAAACAGAAGTCTGTAGTTACCAAGAGTGTATTGTCTGATGCTGTGGCTGATGTTTATGGAGTCGAAAATAAATGGGGTCCGCCCCGTTTGGAGCCGAATTGGAAACGGTTCAATGAGACACTTGAGCATATAGCCAATCCCAGTACTACTTTCAACCCAGCAGATCTCGAGGATGCTAGGCAAGATTGGATTAAACCTTTGATTGCAGAAGCAGGTTCAGTACCTGGTATTCGAGTGCTCACACTCAAAGAGTCTATTTTAGGAATAGAAGGAGAGAGGTTCATCGACCCCTTGAATATGAGTACTAGCATGTGCCATCCCATTTTTGGTGCAAAGAGGAAGTATTTCACTGATGTTGTGGAAAACGGTCAGCTTGCGGATAGACTTCCAAATGCTGATATTTTGTTTGAAATGGACAGACTGGAGAAAAGTTGGAAGGCAGGAGTGCGAGCGTATCCTGTTTGCTCAAGTAGTCTTAAGGATGAACCAGTGCTTAACACGAAAGAGACAGTGCGCTGTTTCCAGGGTTCTCCAGTTGCACTCACCATACTAATGCGTAAATACTTTTTGAGCATATCCAGATACATTGGTTGCAAGCCAATTCTAGCTGAGTGTGCTGTGGGTGTCAATGCGTTCGGACCCGGTTGGTCCAAGTTGATGAAACATGCTACTAAGTACGACAAACACTTAGGATGGGATTACAAGAAGTACGATTTGAGGATGACGAGTCAGATGACGATAGCTGCTTATTTGAGTCTCATCGAGATAGCTGCTGCTCATGGTTATTCAAAAGAGGATTTACATGTTATGCGTATGATGGTGTATGACATAGTACATCCACTTTTGGATTTTAATGGGACGTTGTTACAAGCGTTTAACATGAACACTTCAGGTAATAGCCTTACGGTAATAATCAATAGTATTTGTGGATCATTGTATGCCCGATTGGGATTTTTAATGATGTATCCAGGCATTGATTTCCGAAGTGCTGTTGCAGCCTTGACTTACGGCGACGATTTCAAGGGGACAGTGAAAAACGCTTACGATAAATTTAATTTCGTGAGTTTTATGCACTTCTTGAGTGAAGTTGGTGTGACTATCACCCATCCGGACAAGTCAGCTACATGCGTTGAGTTTTTAGACGAAGGAGCAGCAGATTTCCTCAAACGAGAGGACAACTACATACCAGAAATCGGTACATCGGTCGGAAA